TCGTATTCGTCGGCATTTACAATCAAATCTGTGCCGTAGAATTGAGTAAACAATTGTACCGAAGAGCTGGCAGAATAATTAGGATCATTTAAACTGACTGACATGGTTATGCATTCCGTAGTGAGCTGACTTTAACAGGCGAAGAAGTGTTTCCCGGTACAAGGGTAGTTACTCCTGATTTACCAGACTGGGATGAAAGTGATCCGTTTAGTACACCTGTTACTACCCCAGATACTTCAGATTTTACAATTGCTGGAAGATTTTTTGCTTGATTGGCCAATGCGCCTGCTTTTTGTGCGGCGCCCAGTATTCCTGACCAGTTACCTTTGCCAGCACTTTCTAAATCAGTCAACAATCCTGAACCGGTGGCAAGAATACCTCCGGGTCCTCCCAGTGATCCTGTTGCACCTGGTCGAGTCAATGGGCTTGCGCTGGTATCATAATGAGCTGGGTCACCAAATCCAGGAATTACACCACTTGGAACTTTGCCAATATCACCGGATGCATATTTTACAGTTTCATACTGAATAGTCATTGAGTTTTCCATGACACCATTACCTTCTTTGTAATCATATGTGTCATGTTCAAAAGAACTTATCATTGGATTGATTAAAGTATATGATGCAAATTTTCTATTGTTAAACCCGTATATTGTAATGTCTTTGAAGAAAGCCGGTTTACCAGAAGCACCGTCAGTGAAACTTTCACCTATGTATCCCCAGTCGTTGTTGCGTCGGTTGACATTGTAGATATCTCTGTCATTGTAGCTGCCAGGGTTACTGGCGGCTGTGCTGTTTGAAGATGTTGCGCTGTATGCTTGACTTGGATCTTTGTAGTAATAACTGTAATAATTGTACCATAATCGACGAGCCAAGTCTAATCCGTCATCGTGCATGGAAATTTTTATTGGTTTATAGTTTATTTTCTTCTGTATAATGCGTTTGCGATTATACTGATTCAATACGTCAGTATCAATCTCGTATGTTGGTAATTGTATAGTTTTTACCAACACACCTAATGTGTTGCGATCACCAGTTGGAAACGCCGCTGATAATTTTGGTATCTTAGCGGTGTTTAGATTAAAATAAACATGATATAGGAATTTAGTCCGAGGTGCCAAATCATATCCGGCACTACGGAAAATCTTACTGGCATGCGTATAATCTTTAAGATAATCGTTGCCAAAAAATCCCTGGAGGAAGTCTTGTCCAAATGACATTTAAAACTTTTTAATTAGGATCCACCAACACCAGTTACAACACTATTAACTGTACGAGCTACTGTTGTACCAAGTCCAGAACCCAACGGAGTTTGTACTGCATTGTCAAATCTAATGGTCATTGTGATGGTAACAGGAGCAGAATCAGCATAAGTTAAATCATTGTAATTCACTGCTTGCAAATAACATCCGTATAGTTCCCATGTCTCTAAAACTGTTGGAGCACTGGCACCATTGCCGCCATCAAGAATTTCACAGTTCATCTGGAATTTATAATCCATGCCTGACGCCGCACTAGCTTGCTCTGAGAAATCCAATTGCTTTTGTAGTTGTTCACCGACCAATGCGGCAACATGACCACCGGCATCATCACGAATTTCAACTTGTGCATCTTCCCAGGAGTGTTTACCAGCTAGACGTAATTTTGAATTGTAGATGTCGATTGTGATGTCTTCAAAGCTAACACTGGGTCGAGTAAATGTCATTACTTGCTTGGTTAATTCTGTAGTGGGCTTGGTCACACCCATGTTTAAAAATGATACGCGATAACGATATTTCAGTTTGGGCATCAATAGACCTTGACTGCCGGTGTCCACAGCAATAGGTACTGTCATTCTGTTTAAAGAGCTAGTAGCCATTTTTTATAATCTCCTGTACTTTTATTTATGGTTATAATCAAAGCAAAAATAGGGTCTTGCAACCCTATTTTATTGCGTTAATTATTTTGTACCTTTAATTGTTCCAGTGTTTTGGATTCTCACTGGAATGTAGATAAACTCCACGGCTTTTGTTGGCTCAATTGCAATGTCAACATGCAGTTCGTTTCTATCAATGGTGCTTGGTATGTTGTTTGTTGTATCGCACACCACCAAGTAATCATAGATACCGCGTTTAGCTAATAGATCGTTCATTAAACTTTCAATTGTAGCTTTAACTTCATCTCTGGTTGTTTTATCGTTGGGCTCAAATACAAATTGTTTGCCAATTTGATCTAATCTTGCTCTCAAGAAAGCTACCAATCTAGCAACATTGATACGATCCAACGCAGTTGTAGATGATTGAGTTGTTTTGTTGCCGTAGTTTACAATTCCAGTGCCAGGAATGAATGTAATAGGATTGATATTGTTTTGGTACAATACATCTCGTGTGCCTTGACTTACAGAAAGATTCTGGAAGTTACCGGTGATTGAATCAACATATCCAATGGATGTTGCGTTATCAACAATACCTCTGCGAATACCTGCTGGTGCTAACCAAGGGAAACTTACGTCATCACTACGGATAATGGTGCGAAGCATCATGTGGCTTGGTGGCTGTACCACTGTAGAACCGCTTAGGTCATTTGTTTGGCAGCTTGGATAGAACACACCCATATAAGTGTCAGTTGTTACTAGACCATCTTGTGTGGCTGTGCCACGACCATTGTTGTTGCTGGCCCATGCTGTCAATGCATTGCCAGTGTCGCTGAGTCTCAATGGAGTATCGCCAACTACAAATGCAGTATTACTACGATCGTTGTTCAATTGAATCATATTGGGCATGAGTTCAGGATAACCAGGGCAAGCAATCAAATTAAATTGACGCTGTTCTTCTCTGATGTCCATATTTGTGTCGATGGCATTTTTAAGAGCCGCAACTACAATTTGTCTAACTGACTGACGTCCCATGAATGGACTACCATTTGATTTGTTGCCGGATACTGATACCCATGCATTGGTTACATCAGGTAGCGAGCCTGCAAATGCTTGTCCATTGAAATAATTTTTACGGAATTCCTTGACATTAAATCCGCTACGACGAGTGTTGAACAACAAAGTTCCGTCTGGATATAGTGCGGCGTCAGGAGCATCAAGATCCAAATAGTCACTGGTCAACAAACTTTCGATTGAAGGGAAATCATCGCTGATTGGGTCTACATCACCGGATCCGCCCCAACGAGCGTCAGCAAATACTATACCATTTTCAGTTGTTGTGTCTGTGTTGTCAAGCAATACCCACTTGTTAACACCGTTGACTGCTTGCCAGCGATTGATCATTGGATATTTTTCCAAGTCACTGGTATCAATCCAAAGATCGCCATGTGTTAATGCTGTGCCATCAGTGTGCTGAGTTGGTGCTGTAGCTGAAATTTGTGGTCCCATTGGATCAGTTTGATCTAAGCTGTAGCCACGAATATCGTTGCTAACATTTTGATAGCCTGTCCATGATCCGCCATCGTTGATCATGATGTCAACTTGATTGATGGAACTGTAGTACCATTTCTTTAAGTCAGCTGGGTTTTGATTTGGTGCAGTAGTACTTGCAGTAATACTTGATCCCAGTGCGGCCCAATTGCTTAATATAAAAACAGTAGAATCTGGAGCACCACCTGTGGTACCATAACGCACATTGGTTAGACTGTCACTGAATCCAGCAGTAGCTATTGCTGTGCCAGATGTTTCATCTAATACAATAACACCACCCTGAGTATGAGTGATTTGAATTGCACCAGTTGATGTAACAGCGGCTGTTGTGTATGGTACATTGGCAGCCAAGAATGACTGCACAAAATCACTAGCTGATCCAGCGCCGCCAACTGTGACACTAACTGGTGTGCTCAGTGTAGTGGATGCATTTGCACTTGCACTGATTGTATAAGTGTGTGCCGCATTTAATGTTGGATTTGTTGCTGTTCCAGTGACAACAGTTTGTCCTTGAGCTATTCTTTCGTATATCTTTGTTGTTAAAGTTTCGTAGAAATCTTTGTTGATATCAGTCTGTGCATAAGTTGCACCAGCAGGAATGTTTATGCCGCCACCAGTTGGGTCAATTGCGCTGTTGGCTGCTTGATCGCTTGAGTATAACGGACATGCTTGTTGAATAAACACACCCAAAGTGGAGTTGAATTTCTTGATTGACAAGTTTGAACCAAGATTAACTGCTGTTGTTTTGTGCCAGATACTGCCGCTGGGTCTTGGGGTTGCATCAGTTGATCTCCAACGAGGAATTGAAGTATGTGCAGAACTTTGTAGTGTTGGACGATAGAATGTTCCAACAGACAAACCAGTCAATGATAAAATAGTACCTGTACCATTTTCAATTTTGATACCGCCATTACTGCCTACGCCGTTACTGCTGGCATCGGTGTTGGCATACAAATTAATTTTTCCATTGATCACATGTGCAGTTACACCTAGTACATGAGTGCCAATTGATGTTGCCAATGCGCTGACAGTTGTTCCACTCAATGTAACAGTTGTTCCATTGATTTTAATAGAATTACCATTGGTTAATGTTGGGTTAGCATTGGTACCTTGTACTGTTGGCCAAGCTGTTGCCCAATCGTCACTGCCAACCAATACCCATGTATTGGCCATGCCACTTACACCAGCGGCTGGACGCTTGTAGTAAATTGGGTTACCAGCGTTTAATGTATTGACTGCATAGTCGCCGATGTTTCCAATACTGTCTAGGATAAGACCCGAACTGAGTTGGTTGGTTTTTGTAATTTTAATTGGTGTTTTATTCACAAACGAGCTGGTTTCTGCAGACCATTCAAAAATACCCCATTGAGTATTGGATAGGTCCATCCAGTAGGTACCGTTTGATGGGTTTCCAGTTGGGCGAACTACTGTTGCAGTTAGTTCTGCAAGGTCAACGTCAGCTCTTAGAATATAAGCCTGGTTGGTTACACCCAACACAGAGTAGGCTGCCAACAATCCATATTCGTTCAACTCGTAACCGTTGATGGGTGTACCAGTTGTTGTTTTATAGAAGAAAGGATTACCAAAAGTACCAACCAAGTCTCGTTGGCTAGTAGATAAGTATACCTGATTAGCATTAGTTGACAAAGTACCAGTGGCAACTCCTGTTCCGGTTGCACTTACTTTATTCTGAGCCGTTGCTAATAGAATAAAAGGGATCGAGGTTGTTGCTGAAGGCAAGTAGTTTGATTGATCAATGATCGATACTTCTACGCCTGGACTAATTAATGCCATATCTTGTGTTCCTTTATCAAGTATAGATATTTATGGTTTTTACTAAAAAACACCATTATAGCTATGCCCTTAATTAAGGTTCGCCTTGCTAAATACCGTATGAGGCCCTTGTGTAAAGCATGTAATAAAAATCCCGCGGCAATAAATTCTCGTCGAAGCGAGAAGATTTATTATCGGGCTCGATGCGACAGTTGCATCCGTCGGGGGCGCAAAGAAAAGCCACCAGTGCCGAGATGGCAGCTGAATGGCTATAAGAAAAAGAAAATCTGCGATCGTTGTGGCTTTGTTGCCAGACATGCATCGCAGATATTGGTCTATCACATAAACGCCAATTTAAACGATTCCACTCTAACCAATCTTAGAAGTGTTTGTTTAAATTGTACTCAAGACATATTTAAATTGAACTTGCCGTGGCGACCTGGCGATCTTGAGCCAGATTTGTAACTAGAGTTTCCACTTGTGCATATAAGTGTTCAAGTGTTTTGTTGTTGTCAAGTATTAGATCAAACTTAGTCCCAGCCCAGCTATATTCACTGGCATGTATGCCAGTTTTGTCTAATTTGGCTTTGCTGGTTGCCCAGTACATGTTTCCAATTTCACCTTGATTGTATCTAACGGCGGCTTCGTACCAGTCGGGATCTTTGCCTCTGACTACACGAACCACAACTCCTCCAGCGTTTTTAATTGCTTTAATTTCGTTTGGAAATCTGCAGTCGCTGATCACTACATCGTCCTTGCTAGTTCGTAGCTTGTTTTCTAATGCGGCAATCCAAATATCATCATGAAAACCTTTGCGGCAAACTTCAGTGCCCCAATACTGTAGTATCCAACGAGGAGTGATATCCATCTTGAGTCGTCGACTCCACCATTCGTCACGCTGTTCTCTCCACTCTCGAGCAGTTTTTGTTCGCCCTTCCAGCATGGTTCGATCCCAGCCAAACACATGTGCTACAGCATCTTTTAAACTGTTGGCAAAACTTTCCCTACGAAAATGATGTAAATTGACTAGATAATCAGCGGCAGTATCCTTGCCAGCACCTATAAGGCCACAAATTCCAACAATCATGCAAGTTCCTTTATATTTAGATGTTTTAATGTTACATGTAATAAATCAATTTGTCGACGACAATCCTCCAGCGCATGATGACTAGTGGGAGGTTTTGGCAAGCCAGGGTATAGTGCATAAACTGTACGAGCATCTCTTACAGAGTAAAACTGCCAAGGTATGGGTTTACCATAACTTTTATAAGCATGTTCTAGTATGTTCATATCGTAGGTCGGACCGTTGGCCCATATTCGTTTGCACTTCCATGCAAGCTGTCCCAGCTCATCTAGTGCTTGATCCAGCGGAATTCTGTTGTCTTCGCCAAATGCTTCTTCTTTTGCTTCGGGAGGTTGAGTAGCCCACCACTCGATGGTGCCTTGCTGTATGCTACGATTTTCCTGGCTTTCAAGATCAATCCTGGCATAATACATGTGCTTGTAATACCCTTCACCCACTGGATCAAACGCCTGTGCGGCAATTGTTAGTATTGTAGTGTCGGGTCCTGTACCTAACCCTTCGATATCAATCATAAGATCCACTGTAGTCCCCAAAGTTGAGTGTGTAACAGTAGTATAACAGATGTATTGTTGTTTGTCTGTGTTGATTTAACCGATTACAAAAGTCAATGGTTCGCTGCCATCGATGTAGAGTTTGAGTTCTTCAACTAGTTTATCCATTTGTGTTTGTGCTTCGGCTTTCATTGCTGTTCCGTTGAGTGTTCCGCCACCTTGTGGTCCGGCAATAGTGCCAAATTTTTCTCGGGCTTCACCAATGATCAACTTGCAGTTGGCAACCATAAAATCTCTAATCCATTGTTTGATCTGCATGGTAGACAACAAAGTAATTTCTGGTTTTAAGTTGTAACACCATATTAGGATATTTTCGCCGTTGCCAATTGGATTACGAATCAATTGTAGCTTCTTGGTAACTGCATTGAATGTGTAGTTCATGTAACCGCCAAACATACGAGCTGCCATTTCCACATACTGTTGATAAAAATCGTATGTGGCCAATCCGCCGGTTGCAGTGAAATTCAACATGTAAACATTTAATGTAGCCGCACCAAATGGGTCAAAGTTAGCACCGTTTGATAGGGTGCCAATTGTGCGTCGGAATATTTGTCTTACACTCATTACCTCATCGGGTAATGTATAGACATTGTCGTGCTCTTGCAGTTGTAAGAAAATATAACTTTCTTCGTAGGCACCTTGAGCTCGTTGGCGGTAAGTGCCAATTGTGCGCTGATATGCGGCTTCGTAGTGAGAAGGATCCAACTCGATATCAATGATGTCGTTACCGAGTTGGAGCTTTACATAGCTTATAAGATCTTGTTTTAATTTGTCTAGTGTGTCGGACATTCCGTACTCCGTTCAGGAGTATTTAGCGCACCTTAAGTATAACTAAATTGTCATTGCCTCGACCATTAAA